CACTTTCCCCTGCCATCATGTTTTCCCAACCTTCAGGAACCTCGCCATCTTGATCACCGCCCATAAGGCCCATGACCCCTGCGCCTATGGCAGCCGTTGGCCCCCATCTTCTGGCTAGGGTTGTAGCACCTTCTGCTGCTATGGCTTTAGCCACCTCTATTTGTGAAGTGGTAGCGTTCATTGGGTTTATATTTTGCGACTTTAAAACATCTGTAAAACTAGGGCCTTTGCCGGGCAAAAAAGCATCTTTTAAACTTCCTGCTCTTTCTCTCAAAGTGGCATCAGGAGTAAATGTCTCTTTTATACTTTCAAAAAACCCCGGAGCTTCAGTGACTATCTCGTCTGTTAGCTGACTTGTTCCACTAGAGCCACCCGCCAGATTAGGGTTTACGGCAAGATTAGGGTCTACGGCAAGACTAGGGTTTACGGCAGGAGCATACGCCGAAGCGAAATTCGGAGGAGTCGCAACTACAGGAGGCATTAGGCTTTCTACTCCTCCTCCTGAAAAACCAGATGAGCCCGCTGTCGGAGCTGTTACTTGGCTTGTTTCAGCTCCTAAGCTAAACCCCGGTTGAGGGCGCGGCCCAAGCGATACGGTTCCCGGCACAGAGCTTCCACTAAGGGGAGCCCTCGTAATCCCTGCTCCGGTGTTCTGGGCGGCTATTTCCGGAGATACGTCTACCGGAGCCGTCGCTAAGGTGCTTGCATCGACCGTCTGCACGCCGCTTGGTGTAGCGGCAGGGGGGCCGGTAAAAGCGCCGGAAGGTAGAACACTTGGAGCTGTACTTTGAAAAGCACTTGCGCCTTGCGTGATTCCCGCAAAAGCACCTGCCGAAATTGCACCAATCGCTCCTGCCTTCAATGAATCTTTTAAATTGTTACCAGCCAACAAGGAAGTACCTGCCGAAGCGATAAAGCCTTGGGTAGCCATGAGCACTGCTGGGGCTGCTGTGGTTCCCCACATCGCAGTGGCCGCAGGCCCCGCAATAAAGAACAGCGCCGTTCCTATGACAATCTTGCCTATAGTAGAAGAAGCAAACTTTTTAATTGCTTTTCCTATTTTCTTAAAGACCTTACCAATGAATTTAAGAAAAAATTCAGGGAGTCCCGTCACTGGATTAATTGTGCCGCTGCCGCCGCGAGACTTTAAAAGGCGCATTTCTTCAGGCGTAACGTGAGCTAGTTGGGTATCTCCATTTCGTCCGTGGCGCGCAAGCATGGCTGCAGGGATTGGCCGTAAGCTGGCGACTCCTCCGTTAGCAAATCCTTGAGGCGCACGGGGCGACATGTCAGATGTCATGCGGATTTCGTCAAGCGCCATGTTGAACGCGCCAAAAAACTCTGCGTCGAAAGTCTCCGGTAGCAGATCATCTGGCATGTCTTGAGTTTTATAGTGGGCGCGAATTTCGGCATAGCGTTCAGGAGAAGCTAAGATTTCATCGACCATCGCATTAAGAACATCGAGAACTTCAGGAGGCAGTTCTAAGTCTCTGAGTTCCGACTTAAATTCTGCAACGGCTATGGGGTCAGCTTCCGCCGCCACCGAGAGCATGGTTTCATTAAATTCTGAAGGAGAAATCTCTTGCCGCATTTGCTCAAAGGCAGCAAAATTTTCCATTGTAGGTTGTGGGGGAGCCTGCATAGGTCCCGGCATCGCTTCGGCCATGATGTTCAATCCTTAATTTGATTGTGGGGCCGCACAGGGCCGCACGCCGGGAAGACGTGATGTTCACCAATTATGGCGAGTTTATCAGTTTCTGTCCACTTCCAGATAAGACAGATAAAAACTAACATTGGCTTGACTAGACAACACTTTTAAAACATTTCCAGTTTCTAAAATGCACGGGACTCCCGCAAAAACATCTATTGTGGCGTCAGCCGCCAAGCTTTGCTCTTTATATAAAAAAACTGCCGTTCCAGCCGCTGTATCGTATTGCTTTACCGTAATGTCGGAGGCACTTGCGTCAGCGTTGGTTACTCGCAACGATTTTAAAATCGCTCCATTGGCCGCCGGAACAGTATAAATAGCCGTTTCCGTTGCAGCCAACGGGATTAAGCGCTGGTGGTAATATTTATCCGCCATTTATGTACCCTCAAACCAAGCACGGGCATTGCTCGTATTCTGAGTAACCACGGCGGTGTAGCTGCTGTTCAGTTGCAACACTATTTGTTCCAATGACCGCACTAATTGGTCGAACTGTTGGGGATCATATTCCCCAGTAGCGGCATTCGGTAAACGCACATTAGTGATTTTGCTCATCGTAATCCGTCCGGTTGAATGTCAACTCTAAGAGTCCCATAGCGCCACCATGAATCCACCTCAGAGCTGGTTATCTTAATCGCTATCTGTCTTCCCCGTGCGCGGGTATCCACTTTTTCCGTGGTAGGCGTAATGGTATAAGGGTCTAACGAACTTGGGCTTGCGGTAGCTTGTGGATAAGGCCGCAACAAAAGGTTAACAACCAAGTTTTCTGCCTGATCCTTAAAGTCAGGAATGAATCGCCGCATATATACCATGTCGTCGCCATCGCCTAGATCAAAGTAGCCCGACAGGATAAAGGCGTCTATGGCCGTGCCATCGGCCTTGTTATAGCCGTCTTCTTGGTTATAGACCATACTTCGGCCTTCCGTTAAGCCGTAAATCGTCGTCAGTGTTGCCGCCGTGCTAGTGGGAAAATGTTCAGTTGAGACCGGCTTTGGAAAAGTATCAACGTCTTGCCATGAGGTCCGTGACAACGAACCAATCGACCATACACTTTCAAGGTAATTATAGGTGACGCAACGGTCCACAAAATCCGAAGAAGCCGAGCAATAAAACCACGTGATCTCGTTATAATCCGAGTTTAAAGCGGCATAAACTTTGTCATCTTGAACAAGATTTATGTTAGAAAAGACATAATCTTGGACCGTGCACGGGAGCTTAGTCACTGTGCCGTCAAACGCATAAAACGCTTCGGGCCCTAGCCACATCGCAAGTCCGTTGACATCAATTGCCGCATGTGGCCCTAACGCCCCGCAGTTACTGCCAAGTTGTTGGAACCCAAAGGTATATGGAGGCCCTATGTATTGCATCCCATGCAACGACGTATCGGTGAAAATAAGAATTTGGCCGCGCGATCTGACAGCAGTCATAATCCGGTTGCCATCGGAGAGCTTTTGTCCACCAGCGGTATTAGTGACGGTTTCAACAAAATCATGGATATTTTCTTGGTCGGAAAACCGAACAAAAAGAGGGTCTTGAGAGCCGGGCGTACCCACGGTGGTTTCCGTGCCAAAACAGATCAAATGACGATCAGGAGAAGAAACGAGAGCAAAAGTACTTTTAGTAGGGGCATTACTGATTGCCACGGCACGTTGGTCGGTTCCAAGAGTGGGGTCCCATTCATAGATTGCGCCATTAACAAGCTGCAAAATAAGGATTTCACCAAATTGATCAAACTTCCAAATCCTAGCAAAAAGTGTAGGCTGCACGACAACGGTTCGCGGTGTTCCCCATGTTTCCGCTCCCCACGTTCCTGTTCCAAAGCCAAAGTCAAAAAAGCTTCTATCTTCGCCAATATTGATCTGGTAAGCACCTATGACAGCAGCTCCTCCATTGCCGGTGTCAAGCGCGTTAGCCTCCACAGGTGCGGTGATAGTGTAGGTAGAAGAATTCAGGACCTCGGTGATTTCCCATTCGGAATTCAAAATAGCAGTGGTTATTACGCCGCCTAGTCCTACCGCTCCGCTGTAGGTTACAAAATCACCTGTATCGGCTCCGTGATCGGTATCCGTAACAGTGATGAGCGCCAAGCCAGTGCTGGCAGCGAAAGTTACCTCTCCCGCCACGGTCGTTGCTCTTAAAGGTGTGATGTCGGACCATGCGCCTCCGACGGATACATAGATTTTTCTGTCAGTTCCTACCGCTAAATAGGGTGTTCCAGCATTGTTGTTCCACGAAAAAGTTTCGCTCGCAAAGCCTACAAGGTTACTGGCGATGCCATCAAAATATTTCCAACCGCCTATTTTTTCAGGAAGCCCAAACCGAAAGCGCACATTATCTCCGTCCGTGAAACCGCCTTCGGCCCCATATTCCGTGTTTTGTTTATCAATTCCGGGCGTCAATGCTAGTCGAAAATAAGCCATATCTAATCCATGTATTTACCGTTCTCAATCATGCTGGCAAGCTCGATGGACCGTCCTTTGACGGCGCGACTCCACGCAGAGTCTAAAAATTCTTTTGCCGCAGATTTGTAGTCTGCTTTTGCCATCGCGTCGAGCGCCAGTACAAATTTTCGTAGCTTGGTAGCACCGAGGTTAAAACTAATGTCAATCATAGCATCTTTACGGACGTCATCAAGATCGTTGAACCAACCGTACTCTGAGCTTAACTCCTTGATAACCCGTTCTACGTCATTCTCTAGCAGGTGGTCTACCTCATCGTCAGAAAGACCTATGCCCCCATTTATGTCTATATTCCGCCCAATTCCGATAGTCCAGTAACCGGCTGAACACTTGTATAAAACGTGTTGTCCGTTGGTCTTAACTTCACCCT